AGAGAATGGGCACGGGGGCACGGTAGGTTCTGAAAAAAAAATGTTTCCCTTATTTTGTAAGGGTTTTGTGTTTTGGGTTGGGCGAACCCGTGTTTGGTTTAATTTTAGGTTTTGTGCCGGTGTTTTTCTATTTTGTCGTTTTTGTGCTTGGTATTCGGCACCGCGTCGAGAGTTGCACGGCTTGCACGCCGGCACCATGTCGGTGTCCTCGCCTACTAGATCCCATGGCACTACGTGGTCGGCTTCGGTGGCCGGTCGGCGTTTACACCAATGGCAATTGGGTTTGTCGCGTAAGAGTGCTGCACGCTTTTTTCGGTATGCGGTGTTGGCGGTGCGCTTAGGCATTAGGGCCTGACGCGCTAACGCTTGTCCTAGCGCGCGCTTCGCGCTTGCTATCAGTTCGCATTAGGTGGTGTTGGTTACGGGTTTGTGTCGCTTGGTGTGTTTTCATTTGTTCGTTTATCGTAGTTGTATTGCGTCGAGTGTCTTAGGCACAACGCCCCCGGGCACCAACCCGTCCGTTGGTTATGCACGGATCACACACGCCACGCACCTATTCGTATGCATGGGCTTAACACGCCTATCTGACGGGCTAACTACGGCCTGTTAGGCCGCGTGGATTTGCACCAACACCTACTAGACACGTGTAGGACGTAACCGTGTGACGGTTGTACTAAAACGGTTCCTCAACTTCGGTTGCCGCTGTCTTGCTGCCTGCTTCTTTAATTAACGCCTCAATGCATTTACTTGCGTCCAACTTGCTTAAATCGTTAACGCTTGCCAAATCCTTGCCTAACGCGTCGGCACAAAATAGCGTCAAACCCTCATCATCTGCAATACCTGCTTTTTTGGCCTGTATTTTTAGCATTTTCTGTTGCGGCACCGTCATAGGGCCTTGACTCGACACAATCTTGCGCTTGTTCGCTTCTTTTTCCACGATTTGGGATAACGCCCGTTTTTGTTCCTGCTGTTCAGTTAACGGCCACGGATCCTCGGGTGAGTCTTGGCGGTGTTTAATCTCATCATGGCTTGCTATGGATTTGTCAATGCCGTAACCCATATAGCCCAATGCGCGGCCCAATGCCGACGTAAACCCAACCATACGTTCGGCGTTACGTGTGTACGGTGTGCGGCCCGGTATCTGTTCCGCTGCCGACGCAATAACCGGTATTGGATCGGTTTCATCACGCCAAACGGTAACTACGCACACCAAAAACAATTGTTCGCCTACTTGTTCGAGCGTGCTAGCGGTTTCCTGTATGCGTAGTTTCGGCCAATCTTTTAACGCCAATCGCAATCGTGTAGGTACGTCAACGTACCCGCCCAAATCGTATGCCATTACTTACCGTCGCTTTCTTTCTTGGTAGTGCGCCCGTAATGTATCCATGGGCTGTAACACGGTTGCCGGCACGAAATAGGCGGGCTTAGGTACGTCGGTGCGCCAATGGCCCGGCACGTTGCAATGCCGCAAATGTAGCCAACCGCGTAGCACTACCGTGGCCGTGTCAACGTCAACTAACGCCAAAACAAACGGTGCGGGTTTGTCGTATTTGTGTGTAATTAGGCAATGTCTCGGGTCGGTTACTGAGCGCACCTCAATACCGTCCACGTCTGTTTCGCCGTGGCCTTTATGCAAAATTGCTAGGTGGTGTGTTGCGTCCAAATATTCGGCTACTGCTACTTCGCCAATAAATCCCATAACCATTTTTTCACGCATTTTTTTTGGATCATCTACAAAATTAGTTAACAAATGCCGCAAATCGTGTTTAGTGCGGTCTATTAGTTTGTCAACAAATGCCGTAACGTCGCGTAACGCGTCGAGCGTAAGTTGTATTGTCACCGTGCCTAATGCGTTAGTAACAATCACGGGCTACCAATTCCAAACGTTGTAATTCGGCCCGTAGTTCGGTAATGCGCTGTTCCAATATGCGTATGCGTACCATTGCCAAAAACGTGCAATGCGCTACGGCTATGTCGGGTGTGTTTTCGTGTAGATCGTTTAGCCGGGCGTACACACCTACGCCGGTGCCGTGGCAATCTGCTAAGTGTTCGCTCATGGCCGGTATGTAGTCCAATTCCACCAACCGCCGCCGCTTCCCTCGACACCCGCCCAAATTAAAAATCCGATACCTAGGTTTGTGGCCGGGTTTAATAGGTCTTGGCACGTAATCGGGTAGCCGTTAACGGCCGCCCAACCTTGCGGCCATGCGCTAGATGGTTCTACCCATGTCGGGCAATGGATCTGTAATAACCCGTAACTGTTCCCGCCGTCACCTACGGCGGCCGGGTTACACCCGCTTTCTAAACGAATTATTTCGGCTATTTGCGGGGCCTCAACGCTTGGCCAACCCAAGCCCAATGCGTACCCTGTCCACGCACCACAATGCCCTACGGCGGGATAGGGCACCGTGGTGGCGGTAGGCGGTTTTGGGGCTTCTACGGGGCTGTAAACGGTGTTTGGGGCCACGATGGTGGCGGTTACTTCCGTGTCGGGGTGCACGTCGGGTAGCGGGGCAATCCATAGCGAGATCCCAAACGCGGCGGCTACCAATGCGGCCAATGGTGTGTACGCAATCATGCGGCCCCGCCATTTGTCGGGTGCGTGCCCATGTGTTCTAGGCGGATTGGCTTGCCCCATGTTTCCCATTTATCCCCCCTAAACGCCATTTGCGCAAGGCTTATTGTGCCGTCTGGCCGCCTAAATACTTGTACAAGTACTTGCGCCCCGGTATCCAATGTGCCGGTTAGAACCTCATAAAAAATAAGGTTAGGTGGTTGGTTTGTTTCCTCTTGGTCGGCCACGTCGCTGCCCGCCTTTCGTTGTATCTGCCACGGTAGCCAATGGCTGTTCGGGCGTGTTGGATACTGCAAACGCTTGTTGGAACGCGGCTTTAACGCGTTCGGGATCGTTGGCCATACCTAGTTTTATTTCTATGTGGAACCAATCGCCGCCCGGTGCGCCGTGGATTGTTGGCCGGGCGTAACTTATCCAACCTTGGTGGTTGTGTGCTTTTTGTTGTAATCCGTCCACTCGATCTACGCGCCACCCGCGGCCGTAATCGTTTGGGTAGTAATCCAATACGCATTGCACGCCCAACAATTCGTAGTTATCTAGCACGGTGTTTAGCCATGTAAGTGCTTTTATGCGTGCGTTAGGTACACCTAGTTTTCGTGCCTCAATACGGCGATAGGACAAATCCATGGCTACGCCTCGGGCGTGGTTGCTTATCTGGCCGCGTGTGGTGTCGCTGCCGGTGCCGCGTATGTTACGCATTGCGTAGTGCCCGTTATTCCATAGGGCACCGCCGCTAGTTAGTTCGGCTTGTTTTACCCATTCGACGGTTCCCGGTAGTGGCCCGGTAACTACCGAATAGCCCGGCACTTTGTAGATTGGCATTATTTTTTTTTGTCTTTCATGCCGTTGCTAGCAACTATGCCGGCCAATGTGCCAGACAAAAACGTAACAATTGTTGCCATAAGGCTAATAAATTCTTTATCGTTTGGGGCTTGTTCTAATGGTTGGCTAACGAATAGCAACCCGTAAACAAAACCGATTACTACTACGGCAAAAACCACACCTAAAATTACGCCTACGGTTGCAACCATGCGGGCGTGCAATTGTTCGGCGGTGTAACGGTCTTTCATATTTAGCACCTATCGGCGGGTGTGCAATACGTTGGGCGTGTGTTTGTTTTGCCGTTGTTGCTGCGTGTTGTTTCGCACGCTGTCAACGTCAATAGCGCGGCGATTGCTAGCCACTTCACTACGCCTCGGGCGGTGTTGGATCTGGCGGTGGTGGTGGCACGATTACCACACCGTCAACCACGGCCCAACCGATTGCGGCCGGCTGTTCGGGCGTGTACTCAATCAAATGTGCCGGATCATTATTTACCCAATCGGGTGCGACTACTTCGCAATTTACGACTACGCCGTTGGTTACGTTTGGGCTAACTATTGCTACGGTGCGTTCGCTCATACTTGGTACTCAATCCAAACATAGCCGCTGCCGCCTGCTGCGCTGTTTGTGCCTGCCGTGCCACCTGCGCCGACCGTGACGGTGATTCCTACGGCGGGTGTAACTGTGTTTCCTGCGGTGATGAGTGCGCCGTCGCCGCCGTTATGCACGGCACTATTGCCGACATCTGCGCCACGAAAAACAGAACGTAAGGCACCTTGTCCGCTATTTGCGGCACGGGTGCCGCTGTTTACGGTGCTATACGGCAAATTGGCGATTGACGCGCCGCCACCCGTTGCGGTAATCGTTCCGCCTGCGAACGCAACCGAACTATTACCGCCTGCGCCTGCGCCTGAGTCGCCCGTTCCGCCGCCGCCTGCAAGAATGTGCGCAACCGCATAGGTGACACCCGCCGGGGGCGTAAACGTACCGCTAGCCGTAAATGCCGTTACTTGCGTCATGCTTCCAAGGTTAGCCCAACTTGTGCCGTCGTAATACTGAACCTTGTTTGTGCTTTCCAAATAACACAATTGGCCTTCGGCCAAAACCTTTTCACCCGTACCACCAAATGCCGCGTCGCGCGCGGTGGTGTCTGCAAATACGGGTACGCCCGTGTTTATCTCGGTTTGCTGTTGGGCTGTCAACACCTGCCCGCTAGTAAACTTTGGTACCGACGTTTGTTGGTTTACACCCATGATCTAATCCTAACCCAACACGTTGGTGCTATCTAGCACCCCAAATATGTTATCCGACAAAATCAGTAGCGTTACTACCGTGGTGTCGGCGGTGTAAAACGTTATTGTGTGGCCGCCGTCCAAACTTATTTCGCCGTCTATGCCCTCGACGCTTAATTCCTCAGTAATGGTGCCCATGTTGGGCACGTCCACGGTTATTTCTATGGTGTCACCAATATCTATTGTGGCCACCGTGTCGCGTTGTAAATTCGTAAGCATTGCCAAATTTAGGGTTAGGGCCGTTAGCCGGGGTTGCGGTTGCGGTGCTAGTTGGTAGGCGGCTGCGGCCTCAATCTGGCCGGTTACGTGTAGCAACGATTGCCCTATGTCGCGGGTCTGCACAAAATAAGTTGCTTGGCTTGGCAAATCTTGTTCCGTTTCGGTAGTGCCGTTTAGGCCGGTTACTACGGATCGGTTTACTACTTGCCTTGCGTCAAATTCTATTTGTACGTTTCGGTACTTAAAATCGGTGCCTTGGTCGCTAAACACGGCTACCGGGTTGCTAAGGGTTTGGCCAATGCGTTCCTGAAATGTCAATGTGCCATTGGCCGACATAAACAAACGCCCGAATTCGGCGGTGCCGTTTATCTGTTGCAAATATGCCAACACGTTGGTGCCGGCTGCTACGTCGTATGCCGACGCGTGGCCTAGATCTACGGTGCCGGTTGCTATTGCCGTTGCGCCTGCGTAGTCCACTTCGGGTAGGGCTAACACGGTGGTAATACGTTGCCCGGACGTTTCCGCGCTTGGGTTAAACGCGTCCATAAACGTGTTGGCTAACAAATAAAAATCATCTACGCAATTAACGGTAATTATGTTTTGTCGGTCTAATTCGTATTGGTAATTGTAGGTTTCTACTATGCCGTTAAATAGCGGTGTGGTGTCTCGAAATATGCGTACCCGACGCATAGGTGCCAATCCGGGGCGGTTTTCCGTCGGGTCGTAAAACGGGCTAGTGGTATCAAACGGGTTTAGTAGGCCGCCGGCTAATTCGTCATTAAGCGTAAATGACATAGTGCCCGCCCCAAACTGATCAAACGGTGTCGAGCGTCCACGTTTGTAATTTACGCCCGTAACAAAATCCGTAATATCGGCATACGAAGTAGTGCCATCTAAAACGTCGGGGCCGTTCAGTAATGACGTGTTAAGAATAAATGCGTCTTGCAAAAACCCTGTATCTAGTTCTACGGTGTAGTCACCTGCGCTTGCTACTACGCCCGGCATTACGCCACCCGTATGTCAATCACGCCGCTACGCCTGTTGTAAGCCCGTAACGCGTTTACCAACTTGTCGGGCAATGTTGCGTCGGCCAATGTCGAGTACACGTTCACCGTTATGTTTCCGCCAATACCGCCACGGTTTAACGGGATTACGGCTTCGGGGCCGCGTTCCCCGATCATGGCCAACGTCGGCCCGGTAACTATGCCACCGTCGGCAAGTAACGGGATTTTAGGCACGCTAAAACCCTTGCCACCCAAACCCGGCACCCAACTAGGTACCTCAAACGACAATTTGCCTATGCTGCTATTCCACAATTTTGCTATGCCATTAAAAATAGATTTGTAAAAATCTAAAACGGTGTTTAGGTACCCTTTAATAAAATCTACTGACGCGGTAACACCCGTTTTTATTGCGTCAAACACACTATTAACCATGTTTCTAAACGCTTCGGATTTGTTGTACGCCAACACTAATGCGGCTACTAACGCCACAATTGCTATTACTACTAACGTAATTGGGTTGGCGGCCATAACAAAATTAAACGCGGTTTGAGCGGCGGTAACTAAAATAACCCCGGCTTTGTAAACTTTCATTGCGGTGTTGGCAATTAGTACGGCGGCCGCTACGGCACCAATAGCACCCGCAACAATTAAAAATGCGGTGGTGTTTTCTTGCGCCATTGTCGCTAACGGCATGAGTATGCCTAACAATTTTTCTACGGCGGGTAGCAATGCCGCGCCTATTGACTCTTTGGCTTCGGCCATTTGGATACCGAAATTTTTCATTTGCCCGGCGGCTGTGTTGGCTGCGTCTGACGCGGCCCCGCCGGTGGTGCCGGCTAGTGCAATCATTACATCGTCAAAACTTTGGCCGTCGGCTATTAGTGGTATTAGTGACGCGTCTAGGCCTTTAAGGCCTTTCATGTTGCCGTTGTAGGCCTTGCTTAGTGCGTCGGTAACGGTGGTTAGGTCTTTGCCGGTGCTTGCGCTTATGTCGAGTGCGGCACTTAATAGTTCTTGGCTGTATTCCAACGAACCTGTGGATTGCACCAACGTGGCTAGCGCGGGCCTTAAATCGTCATCGGCTACGGCGGCCGAACGCGACATAACGGATAGCAATTTTTCATTTATTGCTATTTGTTCATCGGTTGCCATACCTGAACGTTTAAGTACGCCCGCTAATTGGTCTTGCGCGGCTGCGTCTTCCATGGCCGCTTTTGCGGCCGAACCTAACCCGGCGGCTAATCCTGCTAATGCGGCGGTGGCCGGTATGGCCGCTTTCTTTAACGCAAATTGGGCTTTTTCGCCGGTGGTTTCCAATTGCTTAAATTCGGCTATGGCTTTGCTAATGCCTTTGCCGTCAAATTCGCTAACGATTGGTAGGGATACGGCCATAGTTAACCCTTAACGCTACTTCACTTAGCCATTTCAGTATTGACTAAATCCATTACGCGTTGCACCAATTGTTCCATTTCGTGGTCTAATTCGGTTTTGCTGCGTTCGTAGCCTGCCCATACGGCGCGTGACGCACCGCCATAGCGGGATTGCAACATGGCAATGAGTAGCGGGCCGCCAACCGCACCTACCCGGCGGCCATGCGAACCTACCCGGCTAAACACGTCACGGTTTCCCGACGATTGCCGCCCGGCCATATCCACCACCGTGTTTATGTAACCTTTAAGCACCAACCCAAATGTGCCAACGTTTTCCACGTTGCCTTGGAATTCTTTAACCTTGCGGGTGTTAATTTTGGGCTTTAATAACTTTTGGGCCTTGTTGCCGTTCCAACCGCTTGCCGGCAACATTTCTAAACCGCTCGACGTTTTCCAACCCTTAGACATACCGGTAACGGGCGGTATGGTCGGAATAATCTTTTGCACCGTATCTACAACCGGTTGCATAATTTGTA